CGTATACTGTTTACGTTTTCTGTTAAAAACTTTTCAAGTTGCTTAAACATCATCACGTTAAGAGGCATCTCTGCTTTAAAATCAATAGGCTGATTAAGAACTAGTTTTTCACACATAAGATGGACAGCCGTACCACGTCTGCCGGAGCGTTTCATGGTACGGTCTGCCTCTTCTTCTCCAACTCTTTTACGCCATGCGATTAGACCAGACTTATCTTTTGTATTGCCTAGTACTGTAGTAACAGAAGGATAACGTTCTCCTGTTGGTGTTTCATAATGGCGCATTTCCCCATCGATACGTATCAGTTCAGGTAGTTCGATGAGATTCACATTAAACATTAATAAAGTCCTAATTCATACTCCGCGATAATGAACGATTTGACAAAACCAGAACGAACAATATCATCAATACCAAATTGAACGGTAGACATAAAGCCCATACGTTCGAACACTTTCATCATATCTTTAAGACCGGATACTTCATTGTAGCGAGTCGAAGACAGGTCATCCTGCTTTGTATCACCACAAAGAATTACTTTACTATTATCTCCTGTTCTTGTCAAGACAGTTCTTAGTTCAACATAACGTTGATTCTGAACTTCATCTACTAGAATGATTGCGTTGTCGATAGTGGTTCCACGTAGATAAGATGTAGTGTGGAATTCGATAATGCCTTTTTGTTTAAGAATTTCATAAGCATCATCTCGATTGAATAATTCACAGCAAATAGCTCTATATGCTGCTTCGAAAACTTCACCCTTTTCTTTGACATTACCTGGTAAGAATCCTTGATCCTTAGAAGACTGTGTATTACGAATGATTACAAGTTTCTTTCGAGGTGTTCTTTCATTCATAATCTCATTAAGTGCAAGAAATATAGAAACGAAAGTTTTTCCAGTACCAGCACAACCATGTAGAAATAAATTTTTACCTTCATCATAAGCATCAAATGTTTTTACTTGATTGTCGGTGATTGGGTAAATTTCTTTTAAATCGAAGTGTTGTTGTTTGATAGTTGGAACAAGTTTCATTGTTCCTTTTTCAGATAGTTTCTGCTGTCTTTTGGTTAGTCTTTGTGTACGTGCAACCATGGGAACTCCTTGCGGATCGGTTAGAGTGATCACTTTCCCATAATATAAAGTCTATAGAGACAGTTTATTTTTTGCCTTGTTAACTGCCTCTCTAGTTTTGGATTCTTTAACTCCCTTAGACCCATGCACTTGTGCTAGAGGGGAGTGTGGATTAGCAGCAGCAATACGACCTAACATATCATTAAAGCCAGAGTCGTTCTTGTGTGTAACACCGGTAATGCCTGAAATTATTGCAGGCGCGCATATAACCTGCTGAACATTAGGGTTTTCTTTCAGATATTCGTCTTTAGCAGAAAAGGAGAAGAGTTCATCCCACTCTTCTCCCGTTTCTATATCTTTAAAAGTGTAAAGTGGCATTAAAACTCTTCATCTAAATATAGTAGGTCATTGACATCCAATGTCCTTAGGGCGTTACGCATTCGTTTTTCTTTACGACGATATTTTAGATCTTCTTGATAGCCACGACCGGAGTAGGACTCATCGTCATAGTCATTATTGGAAAAACGGGTATTAATTTTTTTAGCCATTATTAGAACAGTCCAGGAAATGCTTTTAGTACGAGTTCAGGTGTAATACCTTCGTAAGGCATCTTCTTATCTTTAATTGCAATAAGAAGTTTAGCATCGTTAGGAGATATAGATTGCAGTAGATCTACAAACATTGACTCTCGTTTAAGAGTTGTAAGCCCATCGTTTCCACCTTCTACAAATAGATACAAACGGCGAGTTTCTGAATAGAGCATGTTATCTACATTAGGATATTCGCACGGAGTATACGGAGCATCGCCTTCTGGCAACATCCATTTAATACGAGGATCAAAGGCACCCTGTAGAATTGTACGAATAGATTGGCAGTCGTTTGCTTGCAAACACTTTACCTTTTCTTCTTCGTTAGGTAGTTTCGAAGTGTAATCTAGAATCCATGAAATAGATTTGCGTGCCATTAATTAATATCCTAAAATTGATCAATATCGGTTAGAAGATTCTTTAGTTTATTTTCAACAAAATAGTTGAACAGTTTTTCACGACCCCTGCCCTCCTGGGTATTATAGGAGTCCATAACGGCCTGCTTTACTTCAGATGGAATAAAGCTAAGATCTACGAGTTGTTCGTTACGACGATAACCACGTAGCATACTTTCATCACAGAAAGCCTCTGGCTCTGCGTATTCAAGCCAAACATCTAGCTTCTTTGTAGAGATAGGTTTCTGCCTCCCGTTAAGGACAAAGCAATCGTCTTTAGAAAGGAAGTTAGGTACACCATCGCCTCGATCTCCACGCATAATATGTTCGCGGAGATAGCGTTCTGGATTAGTTTCTTCTAGGTATTTTTTACGAACAGGGTCGTACTGACGGACGTTCATATAGGTCTGAAGCTGCCTAAAGTCTTTGTCGCCCGAAACGATAAGGATACGTTCCGAGGTGTTACCATGTTCTTGTACGAGAGTGCCGATAATATCATCTGCTTCTGCTGTTTCAATCTGAATAACACGATAAGGAAAATACGTTTTTAACTCTTCCCTAATCTTATTTAGGATTTCAAATACTGTATTCCAATCGATCTCGGACTTTTCACGGTCCTTTTTACGATTAGCCTTATAGTATGGAAACAAAGACCTGCGCCAATAGTTTTTATCATCACAGGCAATAACCATTTCCCCATACTCATTACGGAACTTGGCATTGTAAGAGCGCAACGAATTAAGAACCATATGACGCATAAGATCTTCCTCTACAGGAATATTGGTATGGTTACCAATTTGCGTCATAAAATTAGAAATCATTACTTGGTTAAGATCAACAATAATCACTTTAAATATCCCATTATATAAATCTATTTATACTATTCGTACTCGTCATCATCATTTAAAATATTTTCTGTTTGTGCCATAGCTTCTTCTTCACTATGGAACATACTATCGGCTGCATTTTGTAATGGATGTGCTATTTGAACTGCGTTATATAACGCTGAACGCAACGCCTCTACAACCATTGCAGTAGACTTTACACAATGATCTTGATGTAGATTAAATCCTTCATCATAACATCTATTAAATACAAAAGATAGGGTCTCATCAATCACGTATTCTACATGCTCTTTACGTGTTGCCTCTGCCTTTGAATACACTTCTTCAATAGACTGAGGCGGAGTATCTTTCTTTGCCTTAGGAAACACTACTACATTATCTGTCATTTAACAATCCTCAAAATAATTGTATCACTATTTATCCGACCGTTAGGCAGAGTATCGTTAGTTTTAATCTCTTCTAGAAACTTTCTTAGTGCTACACGTCCGGCACTAAGTAACGCCTGGATAGTAACTTCAGGCTTTCGTACACTCTTAGTAGAGGACTTCTCTACATCAAAGCCTATAAGAGTAGTCCCCTTCACTTGTATACCACTAGGTCCGGAAGCATCATAACGAGTTAGTTTCCGATACTTAGTGTTATAAGTCCACACCTGACTAGCACCAATCATTTCTGCCGGGTTTACGGACACAATCTTTAGTGCTCCGTATTCCTTTTGATACTTCAGATTCTTAATAAGATCAACCGCAGACTTTGTTTTCTTTTCCCGAGGCTTACGTACCTTAGTAACCTTCTTGTTACCGCAGTAACGATCACAGTCGTGTACAAATTGTGTCCAATACTTCAGTTGTTCCTCGTTACGCTTTTTCTCTTGTCGAGTAGCAAACTCGTCTACGTATTTAAAGTCTTCGATCCACTTGGAATAATGATCGCGGATAGTAGTTGCCGCCTGTACAGTGGCTTCTTTGCCCTGCAACCATTCGTAGATGTTTAGCTGAGAATTGTTATCCACTGCTTCTTCACACTCAGTAAGCAGGTATTGATTTTTTGCTACAACACGCGCTTGGATATCTACAACTGGTTTCTTTGCGACCGTATCTTCAGAGGTATCTTTACCTCCAGCAGCGATCATAGTTGCGATACGGCTTTTCATAAACTCTAGGTTCATGTCCGACAAAGAGTTACCATTGGCAAGAATACGTGCCAACCAGCCTACAGTGGTAATAGTAGCATACTTAGGTGCGCGACGATACGCAGAGATATCCTGTTTAGAATACTCTTCTTTTTTCATATAATCGATAATCCAGTTCTTAGCCTGTTCATTATCGTGCATATAATTGTACCAGTTCAAGGCATCTGTTATATTAGAAACCTGAATAGGCTCGGATCCCATGTACTTATCGTCGATGGATTTAATTGCAGACCTAGTAATCTGCTTAGGCTTTGTTTTAATCTTAACCGAAAGAGCCATTTTCTTCCTCGTCTGCTTTACACTATATCTTACAGTACCAGGTTTTTATTAAAATGTCAAGCCCAAAATTTCTGCCTGATATATTTGGCTATCATGTGCATGATGGCTTGATGAACATCCTCTGCTGCTTCATACTCGGGACAATCGACATGTATGTTAACACCATGGAAATAGTCTTCAGCCATCTGTTTAGATTTGCCTCCAGCAAAGCCCGTAAGAGTGATGACATGCATCTTTTCTTTCATGGCGGCTTCAATAGCCCTCACAACATTAGGCGAATTACCAGAGCTGCTAATAGTGATGAGAACATCTCCAGGATTCCCGAGACGCTCAATTTGGTAAGAGTAAACTTCATCGTATGATATGTCATTGGAAATAGCCGTCATTAGAGGAATATTGGCTGCGAGAGAATGTACCCGCACTTTAAGGAAATTACCTTCATCTGGGTTTAGATTAGAGCAACCTTTGGTATAATCACAAGCCCAGTGCTGTGCAATAGAAGCAGATGCTCCATTACCAATAGTGTAGATATTTTTACGTGTTTTGATAGCTTCACATATAATATCAGCTGCTTTTTGAAATTGATGCATATCAATAGAATTTAATCCACCGATAACTTCATTACGATGCTGTACCCATATATTTTCAATCGCGGTAGACAACTTTAGCTCCTTCCTGAGCAATTTTTACATCAAGACAAATACGATCAGGGAATGTTTCTCTGAGCTTTGATTTATTATCGGTCAAAGCGATCATGTAACCGCCTCCACCTGCACCTAATAACTTAGCACCATACGCACCATTAGTCAAGCACTTTTCGTACATATCATCAATAATAGTATTAGAGATACCATCATCCATTTGCTTTTTAAGATTCCAGGCAAGGTTGAGCAATTTACCGTATTTTTTTGCTTCAGGTATATCCCTGCAATGTAGGTCAGCAAGCAATGATAACTCGCGTATTACAAACTGGCGTGAATTGAAGTTAATATTATCAAGTATCTCAGCAGCATGTCTCTGTATATTAGTAGGTATAAGCAGCATTGAATCGTAAATATAATCAGGATCCATTTTAGTAACACTGATCTGATCTTCTTTACTATACTTAATATAGTTCATTCCACCCATAGCAGATGCATATTGATCCTGCTTACCGATATGCCAACCGCACATTTCTATTTCAATAAAACATGCAGATTTAGCAATCTCGAATGGAGTATATTCTAAATAGGTGTACTGAGCGAGAGCTGCTACAAGAGCACAAGTAAAAGAAGACGAGCCTCCAAGACCTGTACCCACCGTAGGGATATCTGCAAAAGATGTAATTTCAATATTACTATTAATATCAAAGTATATAAGTGCATTACGTACGATATCATTCTTGATATCTTTAACGTCTGTTACAAGCTCTTGTTTCATATAAGAGATTTTAATATGATTATGTGGTGTATGATTGACTGTTACATAAACGTATTTGTCAATAGCAGTAGAGATAGTAGAACCACCCCATTGCTTATAATGCTCGGGGATATCAGATCCACCGCCAAAGAAAGAGACTCTCATAGGAGCCTTCGCTAGAATCATTTTGTGTTCCTCATTTTACATTTCTTATACCAATCCCATGCAGATGTAACAATCTTCTCAAGATCAGTATGCTTATATTCGAAACCTGTATGTTCAATAAACTTATTGTTTTCTGCAATCAGAGCAGGAGGATCCCCTGGTCTACGATCCCCAAATACATATTCTAGCTCTTCACCAGTATACTTCTGAAATGCTTCAACAATCTCTTTGTTAGTAAAGCCTTCGCGGGAACCTAGATTGAATGTATGGATGCCTGTATTAGTTTCTAGGAAGTCACCTGCTTGTATATGAGCACGACAAATATCGAGTACATGTACATAATCACGTACACAGGTACCATCTCTTGTTTTATAATTACCGCCATTAATAGTAAAAGATCTTTTATCGTAAATAGCCGAGCAGATCTTAGGAAGAATATGATCTGAATCTAGATGATCTCCAGCATTACCATATGCACCTGCAACATTAAAGTAACGAAAAATAACAGTGTCAATACCTGCTTTAGAGCAAACATCATTAATCATCTGCTCACACATTAGCTTTGAATGTCCGTATGGATTACAGGGAGCCTTATCTTGTTCTTCAACGGCAAATACGCCATCTTCACCATATACAGCTGCTGTAGAAGAGAAGATAAACTTACCCTGCCAACCTAGCTTATGAAGATTACCTAATAGTTTAGCAGTTTCGCCTAAGTTATTCCAATAGTATAGTGCAGGGTTAGTAACAGATTCCTCAACTGACGCAGAGGCTGCAAAGTGAAAAATATGAGTAATTTTTTCTTTCATTACCATCTGTGCTACTTGATAGTCACTAACATTAGCACTAAGGTACGT